ACACGTGGCAGGAATTCAATGATTGGCTGCAAGCGTCTACCATTGCCGCGCAGGAGCATAACAGCCTCCTGGGATTTACTACTACGTTGGGGCTATTGCGCGCGGTGACGTACGTTATGATCGAGAGCCCGGAAGAGGGGGATGTGCGGGTGATCCTACGTAACATCATGGATTGCATTGTATATAGGCCGGATATCACGCTATGCGACTTGGTAGAGACCCAAACACGCATCCTGGATAGCGTAATGTCCTTGCTGATGATGGGGGGAGGGAAGGATGACGACACCGCAGCTACCTTGCACTGAGGCGAATATGGCAAACGAAGAGTACACGGGTGGTAAGACTTCCTACTACGAAGTTACGATTACGCTACCCACAAAGGAAGGGCGAGCCCCGTATGTGGCAGAGTGCAACGATATTATCGAAGCGCTGAATATGACTTTTGCCGAAGGCGAAGCGTTCAAGGCGGTATGGCGTCGGGCCGCGGCGCGGCTAGGCCGAAGGAAAGCGGGGTACGACGGGGGGAAATACGATGCAGATAAAGTAGCCTTCTTCGGGCAGCGTATGGCCGTGCAGGCCCGGCAGGATAGCCGTGAGGAGAAGGAGACGGGGGCGTTGCTTGAGGCACTTGACGCTTTCAAGGAACAGCTTGTGTACAACGACACACCCGAGTGTTTGCTAGAGGAGTTCGCTGCACTAGAGTTTTTTATCAAGGAAGCGGTGCAATGAACGTACATGATACTCCCAGTAGGCTACCTATCGACCTAGATGGGACGACACTGAACGTACTGTACCAAGAACGCGGAGGGAAGGTATGGGTATGTGTAGATGGGGTAGCCGTTTTACGAGTTCGTGGACTAGTAGCGGCTACGTGTGATGGCGATACGTTGAGAGATATCAATGAGCCAATGGAAGATGGCATTATCGACGCTGACCGCTGAGCTACCGGAGGAAGTAGCAAAACGCATTAAGCGGCAGACTAGGCAACTACAGAACACCATCCGACTGCAATACGACACAAAGGCGGCAAAACGCGTAGCTGCGGCTAAACGCAAACGATACAGGGAAGACCCGGAGTATAGGGCACGAGTAGCAGAGCACCACCGTAAATGGTGGGCTAGTAAAACACCCGAGGAGAAAGCGGAGTACAGAGCTAGATGGAAACTGAACAAGTATCTACGGGAGCAGAATGTAGAATACTTGGAAAAAAAGCGCGCGCAAGACCGGGAAAGAAAGAGAGAAACGTATGCCAGAAACGAAGAGGTGCGCGAAAGACTGAAAGCGCGAGCGCGGGCATTCCATGCAGGGAAAACGGAAGCGCAGAGGAAAGAGGATTATAGAAAGAGAAAAGAAAGACTGGCTACGTTACCGGCAGAGGAGTACGAACGACGAAAAGCCCTACAGGCCGAGCGTTGCAGACAGTACAGGCTGCGTAAAAAGCAGGCACAAATGCAATTGATTTCAAACACAGAGTAGGTGATCGCTATGGGTAGAGCGCATAACGTGTTAATGATATATCACCCGTTGGGGCAGCAGGGTGTTTCGGGCTTCCGTAGGCACTATCGCTACGTACATACCGCGCTAGCTAAGGCCCTAACCCTCGCGGTGCAGAGCGGCTACGTAGGGGATGTATATGAGCTAGCGGATGCCGTGTCGGGCGCGTGGCTAGGCGCGCTAAAGGTAACTGCTACGGGCGAAGTAGACGCCCGCTTTGCTTGCGAGGCAGATCGTGCGACGTATAACACGCTATAGACCTATTAGCCCTAGCCTAGTAAGGCTGAGCGACCATTTTCTGCTATCAGACTTCATGGGATGCAACTCTGTCTATGTAAAAGGGTACAAAAATCACTTCCAGGACCCGGACGGTAGCAAGTTTTTAGAGGGAAAACACCTCTGCGAGACGCTTTTAGAGCCGATTTTGGCGGATTTCGGGCCACTATCTATCTCCTATGGGTACATTTCCCCCGCGCTGAGCGAGCAAATTGTCACGTATCAGGACCCTAAAATGCCCTCATACCACCGATGGGACAAGGGGGCCGCTGCGGATATATGCGTACATGCCTGGGTAAAGCACTCACCACCCGTACTTTTGGCCCATAAAATAGACGAAAACTACGCATATTCTCGTCTAATTACCTACTCGGAGAGCCCTTTTTTATGCGTTTCTACGCAAATTTCTGAGGAAAATCGACCAAGAAAGGCGTTTTACGAGAACAGATTCCAGGGAAAAAGCAAAATAAAGCCTCTTTTCATCAAAAAATCGGCAAATGCAGCCAAACGCGTAGCTGAAGGGCAGAATTTGCGTCTGGAACACGACTGGCGCGGGGCCGGGTACCCTACCTACCACGGCGGGGGTACTAGGCAGTGGCACCACCGCCGCGCCAGCAAGTATTCGCTAATCTCCGACTATCTATATAGCGATTACGCTGTAGCGACCGGCGTACCAAATATCCCTAGCAGTAGAATCAGCAAGGAGCTATTCGCGCAAGCCGGGGAGTTATACGACTTCCTTCTAAAAGAGCTTGGCGTACCCCGCATCAGTATCGTGCGGGGGTTTGAGTCCTTCAGGTTCAACGATTACCCCGCATTCAGTTGGGAGCAGCATTTTGCTTTGCAGCTTACGCCACCAGAGTATCTAGAGGTAGAGGCGCTAATAGAGGCTGCCAAAGCTTCCGGTCTCGTAGCTGCGGTGGGTAGGGACAACAGGACTAAGCACGTCACCGTGCTAGGGAGGTAACGTGAAGCTAGGACGTTCGCCGGAGGCTAGAGGCTTACTGCCGCGGAAGGCGGAGCCCACGGTAGGGGCGAAGCCGGTAGTACCCAGCGGAGAAGTATACGGCGTAAGGCAGCCATCGATGGTAGATGCCGTCCTCGTGCGCAACGATCCTGGCGGAGGGGTGGCGCTACAGCAACCTAGGGAACTGAGGGCACGCGTCGCACACTCTGTACCCGAGGAGTTTTTTCGTGACGTAGTACTAGATACACGCCTCGGCGACCCGCTTGGCGGGGCGCAGTATCGCGTAGCGATAGAGACAAACCCGACGGTACTGTATGCGGACATTACGCTGAGTGCACCGGAATATATGTACTCGCGTAGCGAAGCGATTGACGAAATGGTACTCCGGCGCATTACCGCGAATATAGCCGCGCGAGTCGAAGAAGAATTACGGCGTAAGCTACGAGCAACTATGGGGAGGGCACGGGAGCCAAATGCACGCTAGATTCAGTAAAGAACCTAAATACTGCGGATTACGCAAAGCACGAACGCCACAGACTCACCCGATGCTGGCAGGCAACATACTGGTCGTAGGTTGTGGCCCTAAGTTTATTGCAAAGGTACGATTTAGCGAGAAGCTGGTAACACTCGTGGGGGCCTGCCTACCTTATGGGGTATGCGAGGAACACCCCGCGTTCCTTAAGCTGGTACGGATACCCGGTGGTCGAGTATGGCGGCTCTTTGCGTACTACGGGGATAAGAGCCGCCGCGTATTGCTCTGGGAGTACAATAAAACGCCATCGTGGCTAGATATGGATGAGGTGCGACATGCAAGCGAGAATCCGCAGGACGAGGACGCAAACGACAGAAACGCAAACGACGAGGACCACGAATAGGGTACGAAGAGTGCGTAGTAGCGTCGCAGAGCTTGACGATGCCGCCACGCAAACTGAGGACGTTGTGGCGACCGCGGAGTCAGATAGCGAGATAGCGGACCGAATTGAACAAAAGTATCGGGCGCGCGCAGATTCGCCACTACGAGCGATACGCGCTTTCTGCGTACTGTGTATGGGCTGCCAGCCGCGGATGGTCGCAAATTGCTCTGCGACAAACTGCGTACTTTACCCCTACCGTTTCGGTAAAAACCCGCACCAACGCCATACTAAACGTAGAAAGGTAGAAGATGAACAGGACGACGATTGAAATCAAGTGCAAAACAAGCAAAGCATACTAGAGCAGTTACTAGCTTGTACTCAGCGAACGGCAGAAACATTGCGTGTAGGTGTAGCCGGCCAAATAACTCTACCGAACAGTCAGGCGGGTAGGCTTCTACAGCTTATGCTTACGGAGCCTTCGCGCGGATGGACAACAGATGTGCTACAGGAGGCCACAGGGTACAAATACGCGTCTACACACACCGCGCTACGTAGGTTACAACAGCGCGGCTTAATTACCGTGGACCCGGTGTGCATCGTGCGCGACGGTAAAGTATATAGAAGTCACCGCGTAACCGAAGCCGCCGTAGGCTATTTCGATACAGAAGATACAGAGCCTTGAATCGCTGCGTAGGACGGACACTCGCGGGGCATGTATAAAGACGACACAACAAACTTTAGCGATACACACCATGTAGAGGCTTCGAAATGATAGACATCAAAGAGCTGCGCGTCTCAGCCGCGAACAGCGTAAAAGACTTGGCACTACTGCCGTCGGAAGTGCTTGAACTCCTCGACCGCCTCGAAGCGGCGGAGAAATCCGACGCTGAAAGCATTGCGATGTACCGCAAAGTGAGGGATGAGCGCGACGCCCTGCGCGCCGAGATCGAGGAGCTGCACGCGCTTATCGCAGCAGTGAAAAAACAAGCTGATGCGGAGTTCTGCCTTCGGGTGAAAAAAGAGGAAGAGTATGCGCGGTTACGCGCCAAGATTGAGCAGATGGAGAAGCAGAGGCCCATCGGTCTCCGATTCCCAAGCGCGCTGCGCAAAATGTGGGCGAGCTACGAGATCCAGCGTTGGATTGAAGAGCAAGGCCCGCTCTACGCCCTCCCCGGCGCACAGCCCTCGCCGAAAGCGGTTGCATATCTCGACCTCGGGACAGGTGGGTACATGGACATCGGAACGGACCTGACGGATGAAGAGCTCGCAACCCTTCCGAAAGGTCGGCACATGCTCGGCGTCATTGGTACTTACGGCGTAGATGGGTACGTGCCGGTACAACCCACGCCGAGCGTGCCAGATGGTTGGCTACGTGCTATTGATGAGGCTCTCGTTGTCGCGCATATTGGCGTGGCAAACGAGAATGACACATACGAGCAGGCAAAAGCCAAGCTCGACAACCTCATCGGCTTCCATGTCGATGTTGCGACTGACCCTGCCGTGAACGGCGGCTGGAAACTTGTGCCGGTTGAACCGGAGGCCAAGCCATGACCCGCGACGACATCATTGAACTCGCCCTGCAGTGCGGCATCTGGATTCCGCTGGCAAGTGGCCCGGAGCGCGAGCAGACCATCGACAAACAGCGCCGCTTTGCCGCACTAGTCGCATCCGCGGAGCGCGAGGCATGCGCTGAAATCGCTGACGAGTACGAATACCAGCTTGTCGCCGGGAGCTGTGCAAGGGACATCCGCGCACGAGGGGAGACATACGCAGCTAAGTAAATCGGTCCAAGGTATCGCACGACAAATCACCCACTATATTTGTTTGAAATCGATTGCAACCCGGCTATATGCCGGGTTTTTTATTGCCCATACTAAATTCTGTTGCGTTTTACTCCCCCCGGCACTATATTCTGTATCGCTTATAACTCACAAGACGAGTGATACTATGGATGGGGAAATCGTTAAAACGTTCTGCGCAAAGGTCGAAGAAGTACACTCCGCTGATGACTATATTCTTTTAGTAAATCTTGGCGTAGATGGGCTTTTTAAGCGCGTGCGCGCAAGATTATTTGGCGTAGATACGCCTAATGCGTACAAGGCTGCACCGGATACCGAAGCGGGGGCACTCCGCGATGAGTGCAAGGCAGCACTCGCAGGGCGTTGCCTGATAGAGCTTATATCTGAAGGTAAAGGCGGGTGGATCGTGCGTATGTATACGCAGGAGAGCGATACTGTACGTGTATGCATAAATGAGGTACTACGGGAGCGGGGCTATGTGTATACGCCTACGCGTCGGGGGGGTGTCTGATGGAACGAAGAATTCGTCGTAAGCGTAGCGAGGAGCCGGGGGTCAGCGTTAGCGCTCGTGCCATAACGGTGTCCCGAGAGCGCCGCGCAGATATGTCAAATCAGCTAGACGAGACATACGGCTCAGCGATAGCGGGGGGTGTTACTACCATAGCCCCGCCGTTTGACATAAGCAAACTTCTATACATGCTGTCTATCAGTAACATACTGCCTCAATGTATCGATGCTATGGTTACTAATGTGGGCCGTAGCGGTTTTGAGGTAGTGCGCGCACACCCGGATGTCCCTATGGACTCCGCGGAAAAAGAACTGCTTGAGTCGTTCATAGAGAGCCCTAATTCTGACGAAAGCCTCGCGGAGCTGCACGCTAAAGTAGTAAATAACAAGGAGTCCGTAGGCTTCGCCTTTGTCGAGGTGGTACGCGACCAGAAATCCAGGCCCTCGATTCTTCGCCATATACATAGCCATACTGTCAGACTTTGCCCAAAAGACCCGGAGCCGGTATCTGTTAAGTACGATGTGGCGCGCGGCCCGCGGGTGTCTCTTGTACGAGAAATACGGAAGTACCGCATTTTTGTACAGACGGTCGGCGGTGCTTCTGTGTACTTCAAAGAGTTTGGCGACCCTAGAAAGCTAGACTCGACCACTGGCCGGTTTGAGCGGGACGGGTACCGCGTACCGAAAGGCAGGGAAGCTACGGAACTTATACATTTCCGGTTTAACTCTCCGGACCAGTACGGGGTTCCGCGGTGGGCCAACCAGATTCCCGCCATTCTGGGGTCGCGCGAGGCCGAGGAGGTAAATCTACGGTATTTTGAAGAGAATACTGTACCGCCTATGATCCTCTCGGTATCTGGTGGGCGGCTAACCCGAGAGTCTTTTGTATCCCTGAAAAAACTACTCAACTCTCAAGGCGTCGGTAAAGAACGGCAGAACCAGATTCTGCTAGTAGAGGCCGTACCGGAGGTGGAGTCTCTGGACGGCAAGGGTAGTGTAAGCCTCAAGATTGATAAACTTACTGACTCCCGCCCGAGTGACGCGCTATTTAAGGGGTACGATGACGGTAATCAGGAGAAAATCCGATCCTCTTTCCGGCTACCGCCCGTAGTGCTTGGGCTTTCGCAGGATGTCAACTTCGCTACCGCTAACACCAGTATGTTCGTAGCGGAGTCGCAGGTGTATGCCCCCGAGCGCGGGGCCTACGATGAGGTCTATAACAAAACGGTTATCAACGGACGCTACGGTCTAGGGCTGAAGACGGTAAAGCTTCGCAGCAAAAACCCGTCGATCACAAACCCGGAGACGCTACTGAAAGCACTAACCGCGCTTAACGTCATGGGCGCTCTCACTCCGCGCAGTGCACAAAAAGCCGCAGCTAGCGCGTTGCGCACTGAAATAGCGTTCTACCCTGAGCCGGGGGAGGAAGGCTGGGAGCCGTGGATGGATCAGCCCATCGCGCTTACACTCCGCAATACCGCACAGAAAACGCACGATGAGCAGGGTATAAAAACCGAGGAAACTAAAGACATTGAAGACGGTGGCGACATCGGTTTTCGCCCCCCCGAACACGGGCAGGAGTGAGCATGACCTACCAGCCTACACTATACGTACGTGATGATGATGAGTGGGAACGCGTGGTATTGGCGGAGGTTCTAGTACCTGACGCACCCAACGTGTATAACGATTACTGGACTCGTAAGGAGATCGTAGAGGCGGCGTACGCCTTCATGAAGCGGGGGTTCATTATCGACGTGAACCATGACGGGGAGGACGTGCGCGACAGAGGCATCTACGTAGTCGAGTCCTTCATCGCCCGCGCAGGGGACCCAACTTTTGTGGAAGGGTCTTGGGTCGTAGGTATGCGTGTCGAAGATGACGATTTATGGTCGCAGATTCTTTCAGGGGAAATCAACGGGTATTCGTACGAAGCGCTAGTATCTACCATTACTGCTGTGCTAGAGTACGAAGACGATAACTACCGTACGGGTACTACCGAGCCCGACGTTACGGACGGGCATACACATACATTTGCTGTATGGGTGAATGATGACAATCGGCCTATCGCGGGGGGTACTTCGGAGAACGGCGGTCACTCGCACACGATAACCTCGCATACGGTTACGGATGAGTCCGAAGGGCATGTGCATAGGTACACAATCTTGATGGAGGTACTAAAAGATGAGTAAAGTGAAGAAAGTCAAAGAGGTATCCGTAGCGTCTTTGGCGGAGCCTATTGCGCTTAGCTTGGTGGGTAAGCCCGCAAACCAAGTCGGCTTCCGCGTAGTGCGTAACGACAAGGGCGAGGAAGTGTCAGTACCCGTACGCAGAGTGCGTCGCGTACGTAGTGAGGCGCATAGCGCATTTCTGTACATAAGCTTCCCCGCAGGTACCGCACGCGAAGACGTGGATAGCGTGGCAAAAGACTTCGGCATCGAAGGTTATGAGGTGGTAGAGGAAGAAACGCGGGTACTACTGCGCCGCGCAGATTACGAGGAGCCTACCGCCCCTACTATCGAAGTTAACCTTGGGGGTGGGCGCAAAGTCACCATGCTGCGCACCGATGAACGCCCTACCAGAGCACAAGAAGCCGGATTGCAATTGATTGCAATCACGTTCGATAAAGAGGTTTTTCGCTCCGAGGCGGACGTAACCGAGTACCTCGCGCAAAAAGATATTGACACTGCGCAAGGCCGCATCGACAATACTGACACGCAGTACGTATTCGCCCGCAGTCTAGGTGAGGTTTCCGGTACAGTCGGTAAGGTGGAGCTAGAACCCGGCGTTGTCGTGTCGGTTAGGCGAGCGGAGGAAGACGACATACCGCAAACCATCGCGGTAGTAGTCTCCGAAGCTGCCTACGGTTCGTGGGGCTGGGGTCAGCTAGATTTTGCTGCCGCGTTAGCTGATGTGGAGTTCTGCAATCTATCCAGCGAGGCTATTTACCGCTTGCAGGACGTGGTGTATAACATTATGTTCTACAGTCAGCTACCAGTAGCTGCACGTAAAGAACTTATCTACCGCGCGGCGGCACAGTTTGCGCTTTACCTAGGTAATCTACTCGACGGCCTACCTGCTGGTGTAGTTTTAGTTAACCGATCCATCAAAGAGAAGGAGCAACAAACAATGACTGTCAAAGCCGACCAAAATCAGCCGGGTACTACCTCCTCCACGGAAGACAAGCCGGAGTACCTTACCCGCGCTGATGCCCAAGCCATGATTCAAGAGGCGGTCGCCGCGGCTATCGCCGCCAAGCCGGTGACTGAAACCCAAGAGCGCTCTGCCCCGGAGCCTGCCGCTAATCAGAACGATAGCGCGGTGCTGGCTTCTCTTGAGGCAATCACCCGCTCGCTCGCTACGCTTAACGAGACCGTTACGGCGGTCACTAAGCGTGTCGATTCGGTGGAGTCCACTACCCACGTTCGCTCGGACAACGACGACACCGCGCCTGCTGTTACGGATGAACCGAAGAAGCAAAAGCGCGACATTTTCGATGGCCTGTTCAGCCAAAACATGAAGTAACCTCTAGGAGATACTACAATGCCCCAATCGAATCAAACCCTTCTACAGCGTGCTGATCTAGCTATCGCGGACTTGAACGCCAACGGCGGTCTTCTGGACGCGGAGCAGGCTAACCAGTTTATCGATATGGTGCTGGAGCAGCCGACCATCCTACGCCAATCGCGCGTGGTTCGTATGTCCGCGCCGCGCCGCAAAATCAACCGCGTCGGTTTCGCCAGCCGTATCCTTCGTGCCGCCCGTACTTCCGGTAGCGCCAATGACGACGGCAGCAACGACCGCTACGTGCTGAAAGCCGACCGCGCCGCTCCGACTACTTCGCAAATCGAAATGAGCACCGAAGAGGTCATCGCGGAAATCCGCCTGCCGTACGAAATCTTCGAAGACAACATCGAAGGCCAGTCGCTAGAGTCGCACATCATGCGCCTCATCGCCGAGCGCGCGGCTATCGACCTGGAAGAGTTGGCGCTAGCTGCGGATAGCGCCTCTGGCGACGCCTACCTAGCCCTGCACGATGGCTGGCTGAAGCGCATGACCGCTAACGTGGTCAACAACGCTAGTGCGGGTATCACCCCGACCCTGTTCAAGAACGGTATGTTGGCTATGCCGCAAAAGTATCTACGCAACCTCGCGCAGATGCGGCATGTTGTGTCGGTTGCCAACACTATCAAGTATCGTGATGTTGTCGCGCAACGCGCAACCGGCTACGGCGACTCCATGCTGACCTCGCAGCAGCCGATCAACGCTTACGGGGTTCCGGTGGATGCGGCCCCGATGCTCGCAGCCGTCGGTTCCGGCAACCAAGGCTTCTTCACTTTCATGCAGAACCTGATTTTCGGTATCCAGCGTGACATCCGCGTCGAGACTGACCGCGATATCCGTTCGCGCGAGTTCATCATTGTCCTGACGGCACGCGTTGCTCTGCAAGTCGAAGACCCGAACGCCGCGGTTAAGTACCTCAATATCTAACCCATAGGGGGCGAAAGCCCCCTTACGCTTTAGGAGATTCACATGCCTCTGGAAGTCAACACCCAACTAGGCCGCGGCGGTACCGGAATGCACGGTACGGGCGCGGGTAGCGCAGCTAGACAGATTGGTGAGCTACAAAACCTGCGCGTCGCTTTGCTCACGGGCGCAGCCGCGAACACCAAGATCGCTCTAGCCGCTATCCGTAACACGGATACCGTGCTATCCGTTCTCAACAACAACGCCGGTACCATCACTGACGTTACCGGCACGGTTAGCATCGACAACTTGACCGCCAGCGGTACGGTCACTGTCGGTACCATGGTAGCTAACGACACGGTTACTATCGCTGGCCGTCTCTTCACGCTATCTACGCTACCTAGCGAAGATCAGGACTACACCAAAGTCACTATCGGTGCGTCCGCGGCGGCTACGGCTACCAACCTCGCAGCGAAGATCAACCAGTGGGCAGCGTGCCAGAACAGCCCTACGGTTTCTGCTACGGTGTCCAGCAACGTTGTGACCGTCCGCGCCGCTACTGAAGGTGCCGCAGGTAACGCAATCACACTAGCGGAGACTGGCACTACTTTCACGGTGTCCGGGGCTACGCTCACCGGGGGCAGCGACACTGGTGGTATCCGTTCGACCGGGGCCACTAACCAACTCATCGTTTTCTGGTACAAGAAGCCGTAACTAGGCTTGCAATCAATTTCAAACGGTAGGAGAAAACCATGTCTGATAAGGTTCAACGTAAGCTAGTCGGCGCGCAGCGCTATATGTCTGTAGCCACCGGCCCCGAGCCTATCGAAAAAGGGCAAACGGTGTGGGTTACCGCAGAAGAAGCTGCGGGTATGGATGACCTTACGTACGTGGACGCCGCGGGCACTACCAAACGGCTATTCGTCAAAGTCAAGGGTGACGCGGTTGTTCAGGAAGAGGACGACGACGAGGTTGTGGAAGAGGTGCCGGCTGAACGCGACGGCGATGATATGTCGGCTGACGCGGAAGAGAAGCCGAAAGCAGCGCGCACCCGCCGCAAGGCTGAGTGAGTACCGGGTAATCCAGTGCGGGGAGAAGTAGATTGACTATGCGACTAGCGACACCGGAAGAAGTACTCGCCACTATGGGGGTAATGCAGAGCGCGTCCGCTCTAGCCAACGCGGCGCAGGCCCTTGATCTATCTCTCCCCGTAGTGGAGCAGGTACTGGACACCAAACTCGATAGGGTACAGGTAGTGGATTACTTCGACTACCTAGGCCCTACCGAGGGCGGTACAACCCCTACGTATACCTTATCCCTTACGCGCGGTTTCGTTGTTGACGGTAGCGAAGTAGTAACATCCGCGGGGCTGCCGCTTGTGCGCGGCGCAGACTATCGCATTGATTATGTGAAAGGTCTGGTCTTCCTGTATGTACAGGCGGCGTTTGGTGCGGCGAGTGTGTCCGTCGAGTACACAAGCGGTTTCGCGGAGCTAGACCCTATACCTGCCACGCTAAAGGCGGTAGCAATCACGGCGGCGGTCTTACACCAGAACACCCTCCCTAGCGTACCTGCTAACCGAGACCCGAAAGTGGGGAACAGAGTATCAAAACCTATTTTTAATTTTTTGCAAGTGCAGGCTGCCCCGCTAGAGCGTCCACGTATGGCGGTAGAGTTCCCGACATCTACTGAGTACATATAATGAACGTTTCCGGGCACCAAAGGCTCGTAAGTAGGCTACGTAGGATAAGCAGTAAGCTCCCCGACGTATTCAACGATGGGCCTGCTAAACAGCTACTAATTAGGCGTATGCGCGCGAGGTTTATGGCGGAAGTAGACGCTTACGGGTCTTCGTGGCCGGCACTCGCTAAAAAAACGATATACAACAAGCGCTGGAAGGGGTCTTCCAATCCAGAGAAGAAGTTAGTGGACTCAGGTACG